TACTCCACCGCCTTCATTAAGTACCACAAGGGCTTCCTCGCCCTTAAGACGACCCTCGAATCCGGTCGGTCAAAGATTGTCCCAACAGTCACTGTCTATTGGGGCCCAACTGGCACAGGCAAGTCTTATCGCGTACGAGAACTATCACCGGATTGCTTCTTCACCAGCAATTGTAAGTGGTACGATGGATATGACGGGGTCCGAGACATCTGCTTCGACGATTACGCGGGCGGAATCACCATCAATAACTTCCTGCGTATCTTGGACCGATACCCCGTCACGGTAGAATGCAAGGGCGGGACTATTAACTTTAACCCTGAACATATATATATTACTAGCCATTTTAATCCTCGGGATTGGTACCCCGAGCATTTAGATAGATATGCTGAGCTTGAGCGTAGATTTACCGCTGTACATGAGTTTAAGAGTATAGACGGACAAAATGTTAGTGTGAGCGAGGTGGGGGGTAATACTGTACCCCCACCTCGTGAACAATGTCCGTCATTTGTATTTTTGTAAATGTATATTATATATTGACCTTTTTTTCCCTAGCGGTTTTTTTCAAGGTCTTGTAGTCCCTCGCGGGGCGCAGGGGTGATTCTATAAATAGTAACCTCTCTCAGGACCGCCTGCCGGCGCTCCCTCGCGATCTCGTTTATCTAGTGGTTAGGTTTGTTTATTGTTTAGGGTTAGGGAACCTTCTTCGGGACGAAACCCTAACTTTAGTATGTACATCTAGGCATCAGGTTCTGGTGCTACTACTTCCTTATGAGTTAGTACCACAATAAAATCTATTGTGACTTGGAAGTATATTTCTGCCGCGTCTAGTTCTGCGATATTTGGCCCTGAGCAAAATAACTTAATTATGGGTTCATCAGTTAATGCGCCCGTTTCGTTAAATAACTTTCCGCAACTGTATTTCCCGTAAGTTGGTACTGCTTCTGACGCTTGCATCATGTTTTTGTCATGGAAGAACTTGGTTGGTTTGTACTTGATGACGCGGTTAAATCCTTTGTCATATCCTTGGCGTCCCCGATAGTGTGTACTCTGAACTAAGGACATTCTTGGGACCCCGTGCATCATCTGAAGTTCGTCGTGGTCCATTCCTGTAAGGTCTAATTTTGGGTCGGTGGAGTGGTCCGTTGTCATTCCCCAGTATATTGGTGTTGATTCGTTAGTGTAAGGAACTACTCGTGCTCGTACTTTTGCGCCAATTACTGTTGCCCTGTCATAATATGTCATAGCTTCGTCATATTGGTACGGTTGATGGTTGCTGTCGCCGTGATTGAGGGGATCACATACTAACTGCGGATATATAAGTTTTTCGACGGAGCCCGTCGGGTTAGCAGTCGGATTGAGAGTGATAGTTTCGCAATAGCGCATGCGAACAGTCTTTTTGAACGGTAGAAAACGGCCAATTGCAACCCTGCGGTTCGACCACCTTTTACGGGTGTGCCTCCTCCTTTTGCTCTTTTGCGTCCTGCGCGTCCATGATGATACGTTTGATCTCTTCCTCTTGGCATAGGCTCTTCCCATTGCTTTTCCTGCTTTGAATGCAAGGTTGGCAGCTGGTGCGGCTAATGAACGGTATTTGTAGGCTGTCGAAGCGGCGAGTCCTGCAGCAGCCACGTAGGGGTGTGCGTTTAAAGCCGAGTATGTTGCTGCGGCTAGTGCTGGATTTGGCATATATAATTAAGTTACGGGTGATTTCTTTTTATACCAATGATCCTTCGGCCTGTTGCTTATTGTCGCAATGGGCCGTGTGAAACCATAATTTTAATTTTTTTCTGTAGCTATATAAGAGTGTGCTCTGTTGTAAGTTCTGTAAGATGCAATCAAAGTACTGGTGTTTTACACTGAATAATTACGATGAGTCCCGAAATTTCGGAGATGAGTTTCGAACAAACTATGCAACATACTTTGTATACGGATTTGAGGAGGGCGAGTCCGGAACCCGACACCTTCAGGGATACATTGAGTTTTCGGTTGCCAAGAGACTATCTACGGTCCGTCGAGTTTTGGCTACCGCGCATTGGGAGAAACGGCGCGGTACAGCGGAACAGGCTTCCCAGTATTGTAAGAAGGATGGAAACTTCGTCTACTGGGGGGTTATTTCGAACCCGACGCCGGGCCGAAGGACCGATCTTGAGGAGGCGGCCGATCTCATTCGAGACGGAGGATCTCTCCTTGATGTCGCCGATCGCTACTCCACCGCCTTCATTAAGTACCACAAGGGCTTCCTCGCCCTTAAGACGACCCTCGAATCCGGTCGGTCAAAGATTGTCCCAACAGTCACTGTCTATTGGGGCCCAACTGGCACAGGCA